TTGTCTTTAAAAAGAAGAAAATCAAAGAAGCCAGCTGCCATTAGATTTAGCGATATGAAAGAAATTGTCTACTCTCAGAAATTGGGTACAACCTCAAAAGAAACAGCAGATAACTATATCAAAGCGTTGAATGAACTCATTTATTTCTTTGATGATGGATATGTAAAAGACTTAACAATTGAGGATGCATACGACTACTTAGATTATTTGTTGAATGACAAACCTCATTTCAGAGGAGATAAGAATAGAAGTAGCAAAGTTGGATTAGCTCGCAGAAGTGTGAATACCTACCTCACACTCACAAAAGGAGCTTACACAGTCCTTCTAGAACTGGGTTACATCAAGTCTAAACACGATGTATTCAGAGATATTAACCAGCTGAAATATCAAAAGCAGAGTCCTAAAGTGATCAAACCGAGTGAGCTGAATAAACTAATCAAATCTTTGGATGAAAGATACTACACAGACTTAAGGATGCTCACAGCGATTCATTTATTTTTAGAATCATTCGGAAGAGTAAGTGAAGTATTAGAGCTTACTGAAGATGATATTGATTTTGATAGAAATATCGTTACTTTCAACAAAACAAAGAATAGCTTATTCAGAAGTGTACCAGTGTCTCAGAAGACAATTGATTTAGTAGATAGGCTATTAGATCACAATGAGAGCTTCACTAAGAATGAGGGGAGAATATTCCTTACGAATGTTGGTAATCCTCTCAAGCGAGATTCATTTGGTGCTCACTTAGAGAAGTGTCTGAAAAGAGCAGGTGTGAAGCAACATATCACTAATCATATGTTCCGACATACAGCGGCAACTGCTTTTATGGAGCAAAAAGGATCATTAAAAACACTTCAATATTATTTGGGTCACTCAGATATATCAGTCACAGAAATCTATCTGCACATAGATGAGGTGAAGAACATACGGAATCAAGCGAAGCACTCACCTCTAAATATTTTGAAAGAAAACAAAGTGAAAACTAGAAGAAATATTAGATCACACAGAAGATATGTAAAATAAAAAAAACTCGTGCCCACCACTAAAAAAGTAGCAAACACAAGCCCTAGACAAGTTTAGTGTACTATTTAACTGCTTATAAATCAAGTGGTAGGTCATGAGCTCAAAAGGAGCAAACTATCATGTCCACCCTCAAATTGGAGCAGTATATCAATTTTGAATCTCTTGAAGAAATGAATCATCATGTATCACTTCATGTTAAAAATAATAATCTTAATGATACTCAGTATAAACTTCTTACTGTTCTTGCACAGTATTCATGTAAATACCTTGGAGCAAGCTATCTAAAGCTAGATACTTTAGCTGGCTTATTAGATGTGTCTAAAAGAACTGTACAACGCAATCTAAATGTATTAGTAGAGTTAGAAATCATTGAGAAAGTCCATTGCTTCAGGAAGATTAGGGGAGGATTCGGAGCTTCTATTTTCATCATTAAAGAGTATATAGAAGAAGATGACCACTCGGATTTGTCTACTCGTAACAACTCTCAGGACACAGCAGGGGAGCGACTTAGAGAGCGATTAAAGAAAACAAACACTACCTTTTCTAAATCTAAATACAATAATTCAGTAGTACCCAATAGTTCTGATGCACAGCGTGAGTATAATTTAAGCTATAAAGATGTTGTGCCTTCCTTTATCCCGACTCGACTAGGCGAATATATGATTAAATTCTTTGATTCTGCTACTGTCACAAGACTCTATAACTCAATGAGTAACGCTTTGAGGGTTTACAAGGGTAGAGAAGAGTTTGGCTCAGAACACATAGTAGACTGGATGTACAGAGCAACAAACGCTTTGATCTTAGCTATTAAGAATCATAGACATAATCCTCAGAAGTATTCTGCTGTGAAGAATATGTATAGCTATGTCTATCAGACAGCATTGAACATAGCTGTTAAAGATGAGTTTTCTTATGTATAGTTTATTTGAGCTGTATGCTTAGTCGAAGCTCTTCGTGACTAAAGTAAGTGAAATATTTTTCTTGATAAATATAAAACTAAAATTAAAGGTACTAGAATTCAATATTTAAGTAAGATATAATACTTATAAAGAATAATCTGGTAATTTAATACTAAATTGGTAATAGTAATTAGAAATTCAAATGAAGTAAAGATAATATAATTTAAAGGAGATAATTAACTATGAAAAAATATTTACTTGCAGGCGGGCTTTCAACAGTTCTGCTTCTCGGAGCATGTGGTGAAGACACTACTAATGAAGAAGAGAGCACAGAAGAAACGACAGCAGAAGAGTCTTCAGAGAGTGCTGAGAGCTCAGGAAGTTCTGAGGAAGTAGATCAATTACAAGCTGAGAATGAAGAATTACAAGCTGAAAATGAAGAGTTACAGACTCAAGTAGAAGACTTACAAGAGCAATTAGATAATACTAGTGATGTAGCATCAGAAGAGTCTACAGATAGTTCAGAAGGCGATTCTGAAGACTCTGAGAGTGCAGGTAATGATAGTAGTAGAAGTAACCCTTTAGCACTAGGAGAAACGGCTGAGGTTAGCGTAGTGACCTATAATGATGAAGGTGAAGAGCTCACTGGTACAGCCAGTGTAACGATTGATAATGTTTTAAGAGGTCAGGAAGCTCTTGATGAAATGGAGGGTGAATATTCTTACTATGAACCATATGAAGAAGAAGGTTATGAGTGGGTTGTATTTGATTTATCTTATGAATTAACAGAATTTGAAGATACTGACACACCTCTGTTTGTTTCTGATGATATACGAATTTATCATGAAGATGGATCTCAAGCACCTTCAGAGATGGCTGTATTAGATGATGACTTCCAGTCAGGAAATATTTACGAGGGTGGGAGTGCATCTGGTAAAGTAGCGAGACCTGCTCCAGAAGGAGAGTCATTCTTGATTAAATTTGACGATTATATGGAAGCAGAAGCTTGGTATCTAGTAGATTAATCACATAAAATAAGTTATTTAGTAGCTACTTTGAGTAGCTACTTTTTACTATATGTATGTTTTTTCTATACAAGCATCTCTAAATTCATAAACTTTTTACACTTTTTGACCAAAAACCACGCAAACCTTCGCCAAAAGTTGACTTAATGCTACAGTATAGTGAGAGGTGCTTTTTAGATACTTGTCTATATAAAACATACAAGAACTCTAAAACCCATTGTAATATTATACTATTCACTCCGAATTACGACAAACCTTCGCCAAAAGTTGACTTAATGCTACAGTATAGTGAGAGGTGCTTTTTTGACACTTGTCTATATAAAATAGACAAGCGTTCTAAAATTCATTGTAATATTACACTTTCTGACCTAAAACCACGCAAACTCTTTCTAAAACCAGACTTATTGATACAGTATAGTGAGAGGTACTTTTTTGACACTTGTCTATATAAAATAGACAAGCGTTCTAAAATTCATTGTAATATTACTCTTTTCACCCGATTTACGACAAACTCTTTCTAAAACCAGACTTATTGATACAGTATAGTGAGAGGCATTTAAAATTCGGAAAAATGTTGCCTATTCCCGGCATTATAGATGAGAGAGCTAATAAGACAATTTAACTAATAGTATATCAGTAGCAGAAGAAGTGCTATAAGCTCTCATATTAAATTTAATTCCTTTCCACTCAGCAGAAATGTTGAGTGGTTTTTTTATGTAAAACTAAACGAATAATCATTAGTTAGAAAGGATGAAAGATAAATGAACTACGCAATAAAAGCAGAGAACGCTGTTCTAAGAAGACTATTCAACGAATGGTACGAACTCTCTAACAAGCCAAATTTGAGATTAGTCTCAGAGGGTATCGGATTGAATTACAACACTTTTGTCAGCTGGAAGACAGGTAAGCATGATTATTCTAGAAATTCTCTTAGAGAGATCAGAAAGTATTTTTATAGGTTAAGCATTAGACAAGAACAAATTAATCAACTCTATGAGAAAGTACTACAAGAAAGATCATAAGCTTAATCCAGCTATCCTCAAGTCGATTTGTAGAGCTGTCAATGCTAAATGAGTAGTTTAAGTATAGAGAGAAATATAAAGCTCTCACAGAAGAATATAGAGCATTTAAAAGGAGATTATAAATCATGAGTATTGAAAAACTAGAGAAGAATATTGAAAGTATAAAGCAGGAGCATGAGAAACAAATTAAGATACTAGAAGAGATTAATAGTCTTACAGAAGAGAGTGCAATGATAATTAAAGACATAAAAGAGCGTAGACAAAAGAAGACTTGCTATAAGAAGTGAAGTGTGATATAATGGATTATTGATTTGTGTCTATAAAATAATACATATAATCATTCATAATACTATATTAATTCTTATTTGCAATAAAGTCAATAGAGTTTAGAGATAAATAAAAAAATAATGAGAGCAATCACTTACTTGAGCGATAGCGATAAGTTAAGTGATTGCTCTCAAAAGAGAGCGAAGCGAACGCTGTCTGAGCCGAAGGCGAGTAAATCTTTCTGTAGAAGGTCTTTATGTTGTATGTCCAATTAGTGTTCATTTTTGAGCATTAATTGGACATACAGCGGGTAGTAAAGTTTTTGTTCAATTTTAAACATCAAATGGACTACTTAAAAATATACACTCAATTTTGAACAGAAATTGGACTACTAAAATAAAATCAAAAGGATGATCTAAATGAAGCTATACATTGATAAAAATATATTTAATAAAGATGACTTGTACTTTTTAAATGAAAAAGAATTCTACTTACTTATTCATTTATATGCTTTGAGTGATAACAACATCGTAAAGATTAAAACGAGTGACTTTCTAGAAGAAGCAAATATAGACTTATCCGACTTAAAAGATGTGCTGGAGACTCTGAGAATGATGAGAGTTAAAAGAGTTATTAAGTATATCGAGAAGCCAGATCTCAATGAGATTATATTAGAGCTTCCAAATACTAAAGTGAGAAGCATAAATAGTTTTGAGATAGATACAGACTTCTTTAAGAAGTTTTCTAGATCATACAATTGTTTAGCAATCTATTTATATTACTACTTAGAACAAGCAAATGAACCAGTTCAATTGTATAAGTTTGCTAGACAGCTCGACAACATTACTGATGAAGAGATTGAAGAAGCATTGGAACTGTTAATTGAAAATAAATTCATTGCAAAAGAAAAAGGAGAATAAAAATGGAATTAAGTACAGAAAGAAAGAATAGAGCTTTTATAAGAATGTTTAATTGTTTTACAGATAGCAGAGAAGGACATAATCAATATCATTTAACAGTAGATGAGCTGGAAGCTTACATACTGCTTGAGAGAAGTAGAAGTGTATCAGATAGAACAGACTATATCATGTCTCTTGAAGTGATGCTATTTCATGCAAGAAAAGAGATAAATAGCAGAAATAAAAATAAACTTTTAAAGTCATTAAAAGGATTAGAGGCTAAAGGAATTATAGATATATTTCACGAAGAAAAAAGCATCATTGGTATAGATCCACTTTACAACGGATGGACAGGATTTGAACCAATTTCTTTAGATGAAATAGATGAGCTCTTAGAGATGACTAACAACTTTAAGATGGTTTACTTCTATGCGCTTCTTGAAACTAGAAGAAAATATGACTCAGTGCACTTAGCAACAAGTATTATCACAGATGTTATGAAGATCTCTAAGACAACATTGTATAAGTATATAGAAGAGCTTGAAGAACTTAAGATTATTAAGGTAAAGAGAACAAAAGAAAATGGTGTGAATTTCACTAATCATTATCAAATTGATGATCAATTCTTGAGAAAATGTGGACTACTAGAAGAAGAGGTAAGTGAAGAAGCTGAAGTAAGAGTAATAAAGTCGAGCGGCAAAGATGCTAGAAAAAAGACTAAAGAGAAGGAAGAGGTAAACGAATTCTACAAAATCGTAGACGGTGAGAAAAATTTTCATTCGGAAGAATCTTACTTCAAATATCAAACACACTTAGCACAAAGAAAGAAAGAAGAACAAATAGAGAAGTTGCCATTTTGATTTAAAGAGAGTCTGAAGGAGAGATCGGACTATAAACCATGGGAGGGAAACATTAAAAGATAAAGGATGTTTCTCAATTGATAAAAGAAAAAGTAAGAAAGTTAAATTATGATGATTTTGTAGCACAAGTCAAAGAAGACAAGTTTAAAGTGGAAGAGATTAGCTATAACAATCTTATTCATGACATGCAGTATGCAAGAATGATGCATCCAAGGACTAAGAAGGATGCAGATAGATTTAATGTGACTTCTGTACAGGATTTATTCAATGAACTATGTGCAGAACATAAAGAAATCATAGATATACATACATATTTAGAAGAGTACATGAATAGAGTAGAAGAAGCACTCGAAGATAGTGATAAGATCCAAAGTTTGCAGAGTGAAGAGATAGAAGTATACAGAATAATAATGCGTTTACGAGGATACTCGGCTTATAAATCTAATTTAGCCGAGATTTCTTTTAAGTTAGTCGTTCAGAATATTCTGAACGAAAAATATGAAGTGAAAATGAGTGATGATCTCGACAGAATCTTAGCTGTTGATTTAGCTGTGCTTAGTAGAGATGAAGATGTAGCACATTATGTTCATGTCACTAAAGATTCTCAGTTTGCTCATGAAAAGCTAAAGAGAAAAAGTGGTCAGGTAGTCACAGTACTCGATAGTCGTGAAATTGACTTCTTTAACTCCGATGGTACAACTCAGTACTACAGAAACACAAAAGGACATGTTTTAGCACTCTATGATGATAAAGGAAAGAACAATCACATCATAAACGGTGTATATATCTTCAAAGATGATTATGTGAGAGAGCTATTAGAAGAAAACTACGGTGAGTGCGATAAGAGTCAATATGAAGAGTTGAAATACATAAGAAGAAGCAAGAGACAAACAAGAAAAAGAGGATTCGGTACTGTGAGCTGGATAGAAGATTAACAAGCTAATTAGATAGCTTCAGAGTGCGATAGCGAGCGATTAACACATACATAATACTAACTGTTCTCATGAGAAGGAGAGGGCTCAGAGAGCAGTATACAGGTGAAATACAGCTTACATAAAAAGCTGAAATACAACTATAAATAAGTGCGACAGAGCACAAAAAAAGGGAGAGAACTACTTAAAGAAAAAAGGAATGGAATAGTAATTGAATAAAGAGAAATATATTAGTAAAGATGCAGAAATGTTCATTGAGAGCCTGTTTGTGAAGCAAGAAGTTAAAGATAAAACACTAAGCGGATCAAAATTAAAGTTTGCAGGTGAGCAATTCAGAAATAAAAAAGGCTATGAACATGACTACAGAGTGTTTATATTCACTCACTTTTTGAAGTTCTATAAGAAGTACAGTAGAAACTTCAACTATGAAGAATTTATCGGAGTATATTCAGTAGCTCTTACAGAAGCCTGTGCTGCTTTGGGTGAAAGATTCCCCGACTTCAGAGACTTCAAGTATGACAAGAAGGTACAAATGGAGACTATGAGATATCTGAAAGTAGTTATTGAAAACAGCTTATACAGACTGAACAATCCTGACTCAATCCAAACTAAAGCAAAAGGTAAGAATGTGTTTGTTCATGCTGATATATCAAGCTTAGATGCTATACAAGATGCTTATAGAAAGCATGATAATGAGTTTGAACTGAGTGATGAGAACAGATTGTTCAATCTCAATATAGATGAAGATAAGCTTTATGAATTCAATTATTACATACAGCACTTTTTAAAGAACAAGTCTAGAATTCTGACGAAAAAACAATTGGATTACTATGAAAAAATTAAAGAAGTCTATGTACCTAAGAGCTCTGAAGTGACTAAGAAAGAGATGCTAGCTGAAGCAGGATATACTCAATCACAGCATCACAAGTTTATGCAGAACATAGCTAAGAGAGCTGAAACAGACTTTGAAAAATTCGGTAAGAAGAAAGCAGTTAATGAGGATCTTCGCTCTAATCTTTATAGAGTGATGAACAACTTCATTAAGATAGCTGACAGTGATGAGAACTTAAATAATCAGCAACTAAATCTAACAAGGATCATACAAGAAAACTATGAGACTGAAGACTTTGAGATTGTGATCCTTAAAGATATGAACACTGAAGAAAAGATACATATTGTAAGAGCTGTCAAAGGTCAGCACTATGTGAGTAATAAAGTGCTGTATAAGATTTATAACAACATACATACATATTTAGAAGAGAATGAAATGATCAAGGTAGAACCTTCAGAAGCAAAGAGTACATACTCAGAAAATATTCTAGGTGAGTCCACTGGACAGTCTGCTCACTTCTTCATCAATGCCAAGGGTTATGTACATGCTACGAGCTTTGAAGACATAATAGAAAGTGAGCACGATGAAGTTGAATATAAAGAAGCGTTGTAATGAAGTCGGATGCAGGGAACTTATAGAGAGACGAGAGACTTATTGTGAGAAACATAAGGGAGTTGTGGATAAGAGATATAACGATTATAGAAATAAATATGATAGAGAGTACATAAGCTTCTATAGAAGCCCAAGCTGGAGAAAGAAGAGGAAGGAAGCTCTGAGACGAGATAACTGGATATGTAAAGACTGTGAGCAGGCAGGCCTCTATCAAATTGCTGAAGAAGTGCACCATATCATCGAAGTTAAAGACGACTGGAAGAAGAGACTAGATATAGATAACTTAGTTAGTCTGTGTAAGCTATGCCATAACAAGAGACACAATAGATAAGAGAATATAGCTAATAGTAATAAGGTGAGAGATTAAGTTCTCTCACTTTTTTGTTATGGAAAGGAGCAATAAGAATGACATGAAACACTATTGTGTAGAAGAGAAATTAAAATATGTGACTGAGTTACATGATGAAATTATAGATTATTTAGAATTAGTTCATGAGTATGATGAGCTAGATGAAGATGAATATTTAATGGCTTATCAAGAAGCTGAGTACAAAATCAGGAACGGAGAAATTGATTAGATGAGTTTGAGTCACATTAGTTTTTTAAACTGGATAACACTATTCCTATTGATATTAAGGCTGTTTGATTTCATTCAGATCAGCTGGTGGACAGTATTTCTACCGACTATCGCATGGGCAGGAATAATAGCATTGATGCTTATTTTTATAACTGTATTGCTGGTAACAGGAGTACTAAGATCAGAAGAGTTTTTGAATAGAATTATAGAGATGAATGAAAAGAAAGGGAAACTTAAATAATGGTGGATTATAGAGAACTATTTGATACTAAGCTCAAAGAGAAAGCAGAGGTTAATAGTTTATTACATATAAAAGGTGAGAAGGTTAGAGCTGATCTAGAAGAGTTGTCTGAAATACTTAAAAATATTGTAGAGGATATTGAAGGTGTCGAGTCTGAGTATATAGATGAAAATAAGGAAGTCATAGTTGGAGATAGGGATAACATTAAAGTTAAACTATATACTGAATCTATGAGAGTAACAGTAGAAAAGTTTAAAGTGAGATTTGACATGGATGGCAATATAGAAGTAAATGAGACTGTGCTGAAAGAGTATGAAATACATAGTTTGAATGACAAGATAGTATATAGTACTGAAGCTAAAGAAGACATGTTTAAATTTGTTGTAGAAGCTGTTGCTGAGATGGTGGCTGAAGGGTAATAAGTAGAGAATATTCATTGAGAAGTTAGAAGATAGTCATGTATAATATAAGTTGGATTTACAATATTATACAAAGGGTGATTGGTTTGACGGATTTTAAGAGGATTTTTGATGAAGCATATCAAAGTAAGAAAGAAGAACTTGAAAGGGAAAAGAATGAAGTATTAGTTGTCCAAGAAGAGGTTGTACGAAGAGATTTTGAATCTATTGGAAATAAAATAAGTGAGTTACTTTATGAAGCACCGACATCTAGTAATATTATTCGCAAAGACTTTGTAAGTTTTGATAATGAGGGCATGAAACTGGAAGTAAGATTTGAGGGTGAAAACATTCTTGGTTATGAGTTTAAATATGATAACTCAGAAACAAATAAGTATAGGATTCTAGTATATTCTCAATTTGGTTTACCTCACTTGTTTTTAAGATATTTAGATAAAAATAACTATTATTATCAAGAGGAAGAAGAGTACAGGGTGGACGAGGGAGAAGAGTATATAGATGCTCCTGCTCGTACTATTGATGATGGAGTAGAAGATAATAACTTGAATAAAGTAATGATTAAGCATGTAAAATATATTGCTAATTATATAGCAAAAACTCATCATGGAATTAAAGACGAGCCAGAAGGTGGAAGAGTAGCGAGGGTAGATTGGTAATTAATATAGACTGAATGATAAGGCATCTCTAATGAGAGACTTCTTTTTTTATTTGCATAGCCATTGTATAATATAGATGTAAATATTATACAATGGGGGATGGAAATTTGTATGAATTGATGATTGCGTTAACACCAGCTACTATATCTGCTATTGTAACTGTGATGGTTATGGGCAATAAAAACAAAACTAAGCTGGAATTAGCAGAAAAGCAGTATGCAAGGGAAATCGAAAAGTATAAAGTTGAATTAGAAAAACAAGAGGCGAAGCACAAGCATGAGCTTGAAATAAAAGATAAAGAACATAGGCATGAAAAAGAAAGAATAGAATTTCAATCTACTGTTCAATCAAAGAGTAACAGTGATACACAGATAAATGAGTTAGCAATGAAAGTTTTTACAGGAGAAATAAGTTTTGATGAAATAGAGCGTTTAGCCGAGAAGACGAAGAAAACTCAGTATAATAAACCAAAAAATAGAAAATCTAGAAGAAGGAAATGAAAATAACAGGAGTGTTGAAGCGTGTTGGAGCAATCTGAAATACCGGAAACTTTAGAGGTGGGGCAAGTATACACAGTAAATGTTATTAAACAATATTTGCAAACTCATAAAGCAAGCTATATAGGAAGTAGTATTTATGATAGTAGAGCATCTGATATGTGTAGGATAGAAGATGCTTTAAAAGGTAACTTACATTCTTATGAAGATGGTTATACTCATTTTAGCAAAAATTATCAAGAAATTTATAAACTGTCGAAAGTTTAGTTATCGAAAAATTATAAAGGATGATGGTAATGATTAGAGAAGAGTTATTTGATTCCATAAAAAATAATTTACAAGTTGATGACAATATTGAAAAGCCGAAAGAAGAGGCAATTTTTGTTGTAATGGATAAACTATATAACGAGTATAAGAAATTTGAAGACGAATTTAGAGATAGAGATATACCTTATAGTGTGGGCTCTTTTCCTACAACTAATGCGAAGACAAATAAAATTGTAAGTTATAATAACATTACTGTATCTGTAGGAAAAGATAGTGAGATAAGAGTAAATTACAATCAAATGAATAAAGCTGGAGTGATACATGTCAATCTTTCTGAAAGAATTGATGCTGTGAAATCAGATGTTAATACAATAGTATTTACCGATGGCACTAATGAATCTTACCAAGAACATGTGGTACGAATGATTGAAAAGGGCAATGCTCTACTTGAAGAAAGCAATAAAAGATATAAGAAATAGTAATGAGAAAGACAACTGGCTGAACAAGTCGGTTGTCTTTTTTGTGTGGAAAAAAGAAACGCTGTAACCCTTGTCCCCCAAGGGATTGAGGGGGTAGGGGTCAGTCTCTAATGAAACGGCGATGCATGTTTCCCGCAAAAATTGCTCGATTCGAAAAGTTTACGATTTACAAATTCCCTCGTAGAGCCTCTACAAGCGATATAACTGGACAACTACCCATCTAACTCTTCTAACTTGCCTCTAAATCGCTCTCTCAGCATCGAATATACCCGAACATACCCAGTGTTTACAACTAAAATATAAAGAAAGGAAAGGATGCAAATTGTCAGGCAGAAAACGAAAACTAAATGTTTCTCGCAATGAGTCAAATGAAGAAAAAGCTCAACGAGAAGCTATCAAGAATAAATTAAATGATTTTGAAAAAATCCAAACAACCCCTCCAGTTTACCTCAATAAAACAGCTAAAGCTGAATGGCGAAGAATCACTCCTCTTTTAAATGACCTCCCTATATCAAACCTCGATAGAACCTCTATTGCAACATACTGTAATCTTTATTCAATTTATAGAGAATTAGAAGAAGAAATCAATGAAACAGGCGAGATGATCAATACATACTTTGCAGACGGCACACTCAAAGAAAGAAAAGCTAACCCAGCTATCCATGAAATGCTGAAAGTCACCAAAGAGATTAGAGCAATCTCAGCTGAACTTGGAATGACTATCAACTCCCGTATGAAGTTAATTGAGCCGACTATAAATGAAGATGATCCATTTGCTGACCTCTTTGAAGAGGATGATTGATCATGAAGAAAGTGATATATGTACTTGAAAATCAAAACGGTGTGGAAGGTGCATTTACTAGTCTTTCAGAATTAGTCAAGCTTGCGAACAATACAGAAGATGAGGAACTGTTAGCCTGTGTTGTCATGAGCTTTGCAGAGGACAGCACTGATGAAGTCGATAAATACAGCCACCTCATTGACTACAGAGGGGTTGATTGATCATGACTACAGCAAGACCAGCAGTGGGTAGACCTCCTAAGCACTATGACTGGGCGACAGAGTATGCTAAAAAAGTAGTTTCTGGTGAGATTATAGCTTCTAAAAAGAATATTCAAGTTGCTAAAAGACATTTAGATGAGATTAACTTGAAAGTATTGAATTATCACTGGAAGCCTGAAAAAGCATCACATGTTATTAGGTTCATAGAGAAACTACCTGATACTAAAACAGGGAAGCCAATGCCACTCATGCTCTTTCAGAAGTTTATAGTCGGTTCACTATATGGCTGGGTTGATAAAGACGGCAACAGAAGATTCACAAAGGCCTATATCTCAATGGCGAGAAAACAAGGGAAGTCGATCCTAAGTTCAGGTATAGCTCTATACGAATTATTATTTGGAAAATCACCTGCGGAAGGCAGAGAGATATACATATCCAGTTACACATTGAGCCAAGCGAAGACGATTTATAATATGGCTTATAGACAGCTTAATATTATCAAAGCTAACTCTAAGACTCTTAGAAATAGACTAGAGATGAGAAAGACTGACATAGTAGATAAACCATCAGATTCAAAAATGATGGCTCTAAGTAATAACCCTGATGCTGTAGATGGTAAGAACCCTGCTGTAGTCCTGCTGGATGAGTTAGCTAGTGTACCTGATGACGAGATGTATTCGAGATTAAAAACAGGTATGGGTCTACAAGAGAACCCTTTGACATTATTGATTTCTACAGCTTCAGACAACTTAACCAGTCCGATGTTTGAAGAGTATCAATACATAACTCGCTTGTTAAATGGTGAAATAAAGAATGATAGATACTTTGTATTCTGTGCAGAGATGGATTCAGAAGAAGAGATAGAGAATGAAGGCTTATGGATGAAAGCTATGCCGCTCTTAGAAAATAAGAAGCATCGTCCAACCATTCTTAAGAATATCAGGCAGGACATTGAAGAGCAAAGAGAGAAAGGTGAAACTACTAAGATCCTCATCAAAAACTTTAATCTCTGGCAAGCAACAAACGAGAAAAACTATCTATCATTAGATAGGTGGGAAGCTTGTAGAACAGATAAGCAAATTGATATTACAGGAACAGATGCTTTTGTCGGCTTGGACTTATCTAAGATCCATGACTTATCTGCTTTCTCATTTATTCATATGCTAGAAAACAAGAAGATGTATGTAGATACTCATGCTTTTGTCAGTACAGTTGAAGATATAGAAGTGAAGTCTAAGAGAGATAAGATTGATTATATGAAGCTTGCTCAAGAAGGCTATGTAACAATGTCGAATAATGAGCTCTCAGGCATCATTGATTATGAACAAATGATTGAATGGCTACTTGAATATGAGAAGAAGCACAATCTAAATATCAAGTATATAGTATATGATCCTTATAACATTGATGTTTTCATCAAAGCGGCTGAAAGAAAAGGAGTCAAATGGGATTTCATTGAGTTAAGACAAGATTATAAGAACTTGTCACCTAATATCAAAGGCTTCAGATATGCAGTATTTAATAAAGAGATTATTCATAATGATAATCCAGTGCTCAATAGAGCAATTTATGATGCAAGAGTAAAAGAGTTCAATAATAACTTGAGAATAGTCAAAGAGAAGAGAACAGACAAAATTGATAGTCTGATGGCTCTGTTTAACGCTTTTTCAGAAGCTAAAGAGTATGAGTATGCACCTGAATCTATCTCAGAGAAAATAGCAAAAGGTAAATTTAGCTTTTAAGAAGGAGGATAACATGGAAAAGTTCAACAACAAAATACTAGAAGTACTACAAGCAGTCGTTGGATTTGTGTTTAGCTTAGACACATTTATAACACTGCTATTTTTATTGGGAATGGGAGTAATCCTCTACACAATTTACTCGATCAGTTTGACTGCATTCGGTTTCTCACTAGGTATTGTGTTAATAGCTGTAGCTTTATTGCTATATCAAGCTCAAAAATAGCTTAAAAGACAATTCAACTAATAATACTGTAATTGAGAAAAGAAATATGAATTCCCAAGAGAACGGGGTGAATTAAAATTTAATGGCAGGTTTTAATATATTAAAAGCATTTGAAAAAAGAGAAGCAGTGAATAACGATTTTTCACCCTTCCGTAGTTTTAATGAAGTGATGAAAGCTGTCGAGTACAGCCCTGTTTCTGCTATTGAGAACAGTGCAGTGTTTACAGCTATCAGAACAATTGCAGGAGATATATCAGCTCTACCGATCAAAGTTAAAGATTCAAAGTATGACTATAACGAAGAGCTTGAATACCTACTGAATGTTGAACCTAACAGTGTGATGACAGGTAAAGATTTGAAATACATATTAATTGCTAATGCGATTTTGAATGGAAACTCTTATGCAGAAATAGAAAGAGATTCTAATGGTGTGCCAGTTGCTTTACATCATATTACTAATGACAAAGTAGTAAATATCAAGAAGAAAAGCACGACTAAATATTTAGTAGAGCTAGAGTACGAAGTTCAAAAGATTGGAAAAGGCTCTGGAAACAGAAAAGTTAATGGTGAAGATATGATCCATATTAAGCCTTTTACTTTAGATGGTTTAATCGGTAAGTCACCTTTAATTGCTCTGAAAGAAGAGATTGAAACTGAGAAGCACAGTAAGCGATTCTTCACTAACTTCTTTAAAAATGGTACTCAAGCAGGCTCAATTCTTAATGTTCAAGGTAACTTAAATGCCGATGACAAAGAGGTTATCAGAGAAAAGTGGCAAGAAGCTAATGCTGGGTCTGATAATGCTCATAAAGTCATTGTACTTGATGATGGTACTTCTTATGAGCCAATCAAAGTGGATACTGAAATACTCAAGTTGATTAATGAGAGTAAACACAGCGATGTGAAAGTTGCTCAAGTTTTAGGTGTTCCTTTACATAAGATGAAGATTGAAACTCATTCAATGAGTCTCGAACAAGCTAACAGTGACTATGTGATCAATACTTTAAATGATTATATCTCAAGTTTTGAAAGTGAATTAAACAGAAAGCTATTCAATGTGAAAGCTATGAGACAAGAGAACAAGATTTCATTTAATACAGATGTTTACAAGTATGTAGATGCAAAAACGAAGCGAGAAATTGTTAAAGCTGACTGGGAAATGGGTCTCATTGACCTGAATGAAGCCAGAGAAGAAATTGGCAAACCTCCAGTTGAAGGTGGAGACAGAAGAATTCAATCATTGAACTATATGAATGTTGATTTGATAGATGAATACCAGCTCAAGAGAGTGGATTCAGTTCAGAACAATACAGTAGATGAAGCCACTTTAGAAGGTGGTGAGAATGATGAGTAATGTAGAGAAAAGATTTATTGATGTAGAAGTCAGAGCTGAATCAAACGAACAAGAAAAGATGGTTATTGAAGGCTATGCTCTTAAGTTTAATACAAAGAGTAATCCTCTTCGAAGCAATGATATTAGCTTTGTTGAAACTATCTCGCCTGAAGCCCTAAAGGATGCTGACATGGAGGATGTTAGAGCACTAATTGATCATAATCCTTCATTAGTTCTAGCTAGAACTACAGCAGATACATTAAAACTTGAAGTTGATGAAGTCGGCTTAAAGTTTAGAGCTGAGCTTGCTGATACTACATATGCAAGAGATCTTTATAAAAACATTGAGGCTGGAAACATTAATCAGTGCTCATTTGCTTTTGAGCTCGATGAAAAAGGTGATTCTGTTCGATACAACAAAGAAACAAGGATGTATGAACGAACACTGAACTCATTTAAGAAGATCATTGATGTTTCAGCTGTTACTTATCCAGCTTATAGCGACACTGATGTTGCTCCTGCTTTGAGAAGTATCGAAGAGGCAGATAAAGAAGCTGAACAACTTAAAGAACAGCAGAAAAGAAAGTTACAACTCGAATTAGAGTTGATGCAAATGAAAGGAGAACAATAATGACTGTCACTGAATTAAGAAGTGAGGTAGAAGCTAAATTCGAAGAAGCTAATGAAGCTCTTGAGAATGATGACCTGAGCAAAGCTGAAGAAATCAAAGCAGAAATTCAGGCACTTCAAGAAAAGATTAAAGAGCTTGAAGCTGAATTAGCTGAAGAAGAAGCTGAAGATCCTGAAGAGGAAAAATCTGAAGAAGTTTCAGCAGAAGAAGTAAAAGAAGAAAGAACTGAATCAGAAGAATCTGATGAAGATAGTAACGATGGCACTGAAGAAGCGCAAGAAAACATTGAAATCGAAGGAGAAAGAAAAATGACAGAAGTAATTGAGGAAGTAGTATTAGATAACAAAGAAGAAGTTCGCTCTAATTTTCAGAACTTTATTATGAACAACGAAGTAAGGGATCTTACAACTGAATCAGGTGCAGTAGTAATTCCTGAGTATATTGGTACAGAAGTTAAAGATATGACTGACGAGGTAGTATCTCTTGATAAGTATGTAACTATTGAACCTGTTAGCACTCCAGCAGGCACAAAACCTGTATACAAAGGTGATTCAGCACCAATATTGCAGACAACTCAAGAGCTACAAGATAACCCGAAACTCGGAGTTCAGCCTTTGGATGAAATTGATTACAAAGTAGCTACATATCGTGGTTATATTCCAGTTTCTCGTGAAGCTATCGAAGACGGCATTGGCGCTGAGAAGCTAGTTAAAGACATTCTCTCTGAAGCAGTAGTTAACACTCGTAATGCTCATATTCTTGAGATTGCAAATGGTTTCGAAGCTGTAGAAGCTGACTCACTCGATAAACTTAAGGATATTATTAATGTTGATTTGAAACCAAAATTCAAGAAGCACATGATCATGTCTCAGTCAGTCTATAACACAATTGACAAGATGAAAGACGGTAATGGTCAGTATCTGCTTCAGAATTCTATCTCTGCTGCATCAGGTAAACAACTGTTTGGTATGGAAGTTGTAATCTTTGAAGATGACCTTATTGGTCAAGATACTATGTATGTCGGTAACTTTGCTGAAGCTGTTGTACTGTTTGATCGTAGTCAGTATCAAGCACAGTGGACTAACTACATGCAGTACGGTGAGTGTCTGATGGTTGCTATTCGTCACCAAGTTAAAGAGCTTAATGCTGATGCAGTTCGTAAAGTAACTTTCACAGCTCCAGTAGAAGCTTAATAAATAAATACATAAACATAATATTTTGAATGAGGACAGCATTATTCATAGTGCTCCTGTCCAATACTGAGCACTATGAACATATTGAAGGAGATGAGAATGTTTGAAGAAGTTTGAAGTACTTAAAGAATTTAAAGACATTCACTCTAAAGAAGTATACAAAGTAAGTTCTGTTCAGGAAGTCTCTGATGAAAGATTTAAAGAGATTCAAAAGAACTTAGCTAAACATGATGGTGAATTCATTAAAGAAATCAAACAACGCAAAAGAAAGAAGAAAGCTGAGCAACCGTCTGAAGAAGAAGGTGCTTAAAAATGGAATTAGAAACAGTAAAGAAACACTTAAGAGTCATAGATGATTTTGAAGATGATGTTATTGAAATGTATCTAGATTGGGCTAAACAGAAAGTAAAAGACTCTGTAACCAATGATCCAATGCCTTATGAATTATTCTTCACTGAAAACACTCACTACAAAAGAGCTGTAGCACTTCTCACAGCTCACTACTTTAGAAACAGACTACCCCTGGTTGATAAACCTCAACACAATCTCACTTATGGACTTAGAGATGCCCTATCTCACTTACAAGTCGATTTCATACACTACAAAAAAGAACTAGAAGCTGAATACGATGAATATTAATAAGATGAATCAAGTCATTGAATTTCAAGAGAAGCAAAGAATCAACGACAAAGGAATATCAAAAGAAGTTTATAAGACTGTTTTTAAAGCTTATGCACACATAGACACAGTTTGGGCGAAAGACTATCAGACGGCTGTTAGTTCAGGTACTCAAAATAGATTGAAGTTTACTATCCGTTTTATACCTGTAGAGATCACTAACAAAATGCATATCCATTTTAAAAATCAAACCTATGACATTAAAGAAGTTTATCCAGACTTCACTAATCATGAAGTAATCACAATCATGGCTGAAAGAGTTGGATTGTAATGTCTCTTAAAAGAGATGGTTTTGAAATTAAAGGATATGAAGAGCTGATGATTGAAATTGAAAATCTTGGTCAGAAAGCTAATAAGGCTTCAAGACAAGCATTGAGAGAGAGTGCTCAAATCGTTCAGAAAGAGCTGACTAAGAACACTCCAAAGGGCTCTTATCTTTCTAAAGAACATGCGAAACATAATGTAGTGATTTCAAATGTGAAGACAAATAAAAGCACAGGCGACAAATACATAACGGTTGGATATCCCAAAGACATTAAGTGGAGGATTCACTTCATTGAATTTGGAACGATCAGACAACCACCAAAATTGTTTATGACAAGAACAATCAATAACACAAAAGATGCAGTGAGAGAAGAGATAGCAAAACATCTGAAAGGAGCATTGGACTTATGACACAAGAAATATATCTAGAAGACATGCTAGAAGTTCTAAGAGCTAATCTAGCTGAGAAACTTACTGAACTAGTTGATGAAGATAGGATCTATAAGTTTAGTGTGCCTGATGAGCTTTCAGATGCGGAACTATCTCCATGCATTCGATTAAATCTTGCTGATATGAGGCCAAACAGATGGGCTGGGGATAAGGTAGTTGGTTATTACTATGAGTTTCTCATAGACATATGGCATGAAGATTATCACCAAGCTTTCGTCATTGGTCAACATGTTCAACAAGTACTAAGAGAAATGAATTTCAGACAAACAAGCCCTGTGTTTGAAGAGGATGAAGATACTGATTTGTATCGAGATTCCAGAACATATGCAGGCAATATATTAATTTAAATATTTAAGGAGAAATGAAAAAATGGCATACACTAACGATTACCAAGCAATCACTGGATTAGCACGAGTGTACATTGCAGTACAAAATACAGATACAAAAGAAGAGGTTTCATACGGTGAAATTCACGAAGTAGACTCTGTTCGATCCTTCGGTGTTACACCTGAGTCTTCATTGGATAAAGCTTACGCAGGTAACAGAGTTGTACAAACAGCTCAAAGCCGTTCTGGTGCTACATTCAATATGACTTTCCACTCTCTGCCTGAAGATCTACAAGCAGAAATTCTGGGTGAAGAAAAGCGTGAAGATGGACTCACATACTCTAACTCTACTCATAAATCCCCGTATTTGGGTATTATTGCTGAGTTTACTAAGGAAGATGGAACTTCTCGATTCGTTGGTCTTACTAAAGCAGTATTGACCCCAGCGGCTGAGGAAGGCTCTACTAAAGAAGATGGAACTGAATTCGGAGAGCTGGCATTCGAAGGTGAAGCGATGGATAGGCTGTTTGATGGCGAGCGTAAAATCTCTAAATCATCTGCTGATGAAGACTACGACTTCTCAATACTATCTAACGCAGTATTTAAGAACGAAACAGGAACTCCAGAAGCTTAATAGATTACATAGAAAGCACATTCTTTATTGAGTGTGCTTTCATATTTTTACTAATTAAAAAATCATATTATCGAATAATTACTAAACCCAAAATTGAAGGAGAAATTACAAGATGGCTAAACAAACACATAGAAAAATTACATTGCTTATAGATGGTAAAGAGAAAACATTCTATTCTAAGTTTGCAAGTGCAAGGAATGTATTTAAAGCACAAGATATGTTTAAAAGAATGGAACAAGAACCTGATAAAGAAATGGAGATCATTGATGAGATTTTAGACTTTATTGCTAAAGATATCTACCATAGTGAGTTCACGAAAGACGATATCCTCGATGGTATTGATGCAGCTGACTTCATGGAAGAACTGCAAACACAGTTGATCATGGTGATGACACGGGATGTAGATAGTGTAAAGAAACAAGCTTTTCTGAGTCAGAAATAGACGAAGAGGATTACTCAATAGAAAAGCAACAACAGTATCTAACTGATTTCATGGATTATATGTTAAGTAGGGAAGATGGTAAACATATGTCTCACAGTGAATTCATGGAATCAGATATATTTTCATTAATGGAAGCTGAAATGAGAATTTATAACAAGAAGAAGAAAGAAAAAGAAATTGATGCTGAAACAGCATTTGATTTGATTTAAGAATTACCCCTTGATGACTCCCCTCATCGAGGGGTCTTTTTTTATGCCATTTTTTAATGATTTTTTAATTAGTAAAAGTAAAAGGAAGTGAAGTAAATGACAGGAAACACCCCGTTGGGAAATATGGTTGTGGATTTGGATTTAAATACTACGAAACTCAATAGTTCTGTTACAGGCCTACAAAGACAGATGCGGATGGTTAACTCTGCATTGAAAGCTAACCTGTCAGGATTGAAGGACAGTGGTTCAGAGTCAGACAGATTAGCAACTAAGATAGATGGTTTAAACAAGAAACAAAAGATTCAGGAAGCAATAGTTGAAGAAACAGAAAAGAATTATCAAGAGTTAGTAAAAACAAAAGGTGCGGCTTCTAAAGAAGCTGAAGCCTATGCAAATAATTTGAATAAAGAACAAGCAAAATTAAGAGATGTAACTGCTGAGCTTGAAGAGATGGAAAGACAGCACAAGGTTATGACCTCCCCTTGGACGAAGCTGAGTCAAGGTTTAGATGATTATGGTAACAGGTTGAAGAGCATTGGCGATCACACTATGCAAATCGGTAAAACTGGTATGAAGTGGATTACAGCTCCTGCTGTAGCTCTCGGCACAGTCGGTGTTAAATCAGCGATGGATTATGAGTATGCAATGAGTAAAGTACAAGGACTACTTAATGCTACTGATGAAGACATGAGTAAACTTGATGCCAGTGCCAAAGAGTGGGGTGGCTCTACATCTTATTCAGCTACAGAAGTAGCGAATGCCTTTGAATTCATGTCGCTTGCAGGCTGGGATGTTGAACAGCAAACTCAATCAATCGGTGGAGCTCTTAAATTTACAGAAGCTACAGGGTTAGAGTTGGCTCATGGCGTTGACCTCATCACAGACTCGATGGGCGCTTTAGGTATAGAGACAGCAGACTTAGATGGGTATCTGGATAGTTTGGTAGCCACTCAGTCTAACAGTAACACTACAGCTGAAGAAATGATGCAAGCTTATATCAGAGCAGGTTCTACTATGAATGCAATGAACTTCTCTGTAGATGAAACAAACGCAATGCTTGGTGTGCTTGCGGACAACGGTATTAAAGGTGCTGAAGCAGGTACTAAGCTGAATAGTATTTTTGCTAAGCTTGTTAACCCAACAGGACAAACTGCTCAAGCATTTGAAGACCTTGGTATCTCAATGGCAAATGCAGACGGTACGATGAAGTCTTCTGATGAAATTCTACAAGAAATAAAAACTAAAACTGAAGGCTTAACAGATGCAGAGAGAAACAGGTATATCAGTATGATAGCTGGTACTGAGAACTTGTCTTCCATGAATACACTATTAGATGCATCAGGCGGTAAGTTAGAAGAATATACAAAGCTGAATGAAGAATCAAACGGTGCACTAGATGAACTGCACACTATTATGAAAGACAACTTGAAAGGCGACTTTGAAGAGTTTGTATCTTCTCTTGAAGCAACTGCTTTGAGCATAGGAGAAATGTTGTTACCTGCTGTTAGAAATATCATTCAGTGGATGACAGATATGATTAATAAGTTTAATGATCTGTCTGACGGTACTAAAGGTGCAATTGTAGCCTTTGGAGGAGTAGCAGCTGCAATACCTCCTGTGTTAGTAGGTGTTGGTGGATTCATTAAGATAGTTGGAAGTGCTATGACCTCATTAGCTCCCTTGGCTTCATCCATTGCTAAGAATGGGGGTTTACTTAAAACACTTGGATTAGCATTTAGAGGACTTACGGGGCCGATTGGCTTAGGTATTACTATCATAGGTGTACTAGTTACTGCCTTTATGACAGCTTACACTAATTCAGAGACTTTCAGGAATGGTATTCAAGCAGTTGGAGACAAAGCTAAAGAAGTTTGGGATTACATAAAAGAATTTGGATCTGGAGTTAAGAATCTTTTCACTGGTTCAGAAGAGAATGGTAAGAAGATACTATCTGCTATAGGTGTGACTGATGACAACATCAGTCGAATCACTGGGTTAAGAGATAACATTCTCGAAGTAAAGGATAGAGTGCTGGAACTAGGTAATTCTATTGCTGATAGAGTGAGACCTGCACTACAAGGTGTAATGGACTTTATTGATGAAGTAGGCACTTCATTAACCTCAATGTGGGAAGATAATTCAGCTAATATTATTCCAATAGTAACCAACATAGGCAACGGAATATCTAATGTATTTAAAGGTATTTTAGCAACTATAGAATTCATTATGCCTGCTGTGGAATTCATTATAAAAATGGTCTGGGAGAATATTCAAGGAGTTATAAGAGGCGGTCTCAAGGTCATAGATGGACTTGTAAAATTGTTCTCTGGAATCTTTACAGGCGACTTCTCCAAAATGTGGGAAGGTGTAAAATCCATTTTTACTGGAGCTATTCAAGCGGTATGGAATGGATTCCAACTTCTCTTCTACGGAAGAATCATTAAAGGTGTAGGATCACTCGTAAAACTATTTACAGGCTCTATTAGAGGTTTGTGGACTAGTGTAACAGGATTCTTTAGGAATTTATTTGATGATGGTGTCATAATCATCGGACAGCTTAACACCAGAATCAATAATATTGTTTCAAGGTTAGTAAGCTCTGTTATCAATTTCTTCAGAAGAATGTTCAATAACACTATTGATACAGTAAGAAGACTAGGATCTAGAGCTTATGAATTATTTAGAAATATGGGTACTAGAGTATCTAATACCGTAGGTAACCTATTCCGTTCTGTGCGAAATTTCTTCACTAATATGAGATCGAATGTCACTAGTATCACTACTAGACTTCGTGACACTGCTGTAAATCTATTTAATGCTCTTAGAACGAGAGTTACTAATACAGTACGAAACCTCTACAACTCTGTACGAAATCTCTTCTCAAATCTACTTAGTAATGTAAGAAGCACAGTAACTAATCTGAGAAACAGAGTAGTTAATCTTTTCACGAATATGAGAACGAGAGTTGTTTCAGGAGTACAAAATCTAAGAGATAAGGTATCAAATCTCTTCGGGAGAATTCGAGACAGGGCTACTGATATCTTCGATAAGATGGTCGATGGAGCTAAAAAATTACCTCGCAGACTGGGAAATGCTATTAAAAATGGTGCTTCTAAAGCTGTAGATGGAGTCAAATCGCTTGGAAATAGTATCATCAATCAACTTGAAAAAGTAATCAACAGAGTAATCGGTGGACTCAACAATATCACTGGAAAACTAGGTATAACATCTACAATCAGTGAAGTTAGCATCAATAGATTCTCTAAAGGAACAGGAGCTCCTTCAAGTGCAACTAAGAACGGTGCAATAGCTCATGACATGCTTGCAACAGTCGGAGACAGAGGTATCGGCAACGGTAAAGGTACTAGAGAGCTTGTACAATACCCAGACGGTACAGCAGGCTTATATGATAATGATGCTACGATCTTTGCTCCTAAAGGCACTATCATTTACAACAACAGGCAAACAGAAGAGATTCTAGATAGCCTACCAAGGTTCAGTAAAGGTACAACTAATGCTGGATCAGGCACTAAAAATGGGAATAATAAGAAGGATAAGAAGGGCTTATTTGGAACAATTGGAGATGTACTCTCGAACACATGGGATTACATTAAAAACCCAGGGAAAGCTCTGGATGCTGTTATTGATAGTATCGCTCCTGATTTCAGTGGATTTTCAGGATTTGCAGGCGCACTCTTAAGAGGTGGCTTTAACTTCTTCAAAGACAAGGCTCTGGATTGGATCACAGGCATCTTTAAAGATAACGAAGGTGGAGAGGTAAGTGGCGGTAGTATACTGAACAGAGCTATCACAGCTCGTTTCGGTAGATACCCTGCACACATAGCTAGACAATTGGGCGTTACTCGCCACTATGGACTAGATACGGCTCATAGATACGAGAGACTCACTTCACCTGTCACAGGTAAGGTAACAAGAGTGTGGCATGACAAATACGGTGGTAACTCTATCCAGATCAAATCGGGTGAGCTTAACTGGTGGTTCATGCACATGCAATCTATTGCTCGACAAGTCGGAGACATGGTTAAAGCTGGTAAGACTAACCTAGGTGTTACAGGAAACACAGGACTTCGTACAACTGGTTATCACTTACATACTCAAGCGATGAGAGGCGGTATAGGTAACGCATTTGCTATTGACCCTCTACCACTGCTTAAGAAAGCTGGATATGCAACAGGAGGCTTTGTAACTGATGGTCTCTACAGGCTCGGAGAAGAAGGATATGGTGAATGGATCATACCTACCGATCCTAAAAGAAGAACAGATGCTATGAAACTCCTAGCATATGCTGGTAAATCACTACAGAAGAACAATGGTAACTTAAGACCTAATAACTTGCCGAACATAAATACGAGCAATGAGGTAAGTGAGCTTAAACAGCTTATCAATAAGCAACAAGAACAGTTAGACCAGAACAATCAGATGATTGAGCTTCTAGCTAAGATAGCTGAGAAAGAGTATGTAGCTCTTTATGATAAGCGAAAATTGGCTAAAGAATTAGAGCCTGAAATCACTAAAAGAGCAGAATATGAAAATGGTAGAAGAGCTAGATTCTCATAAGAGTCTAGCTTCTTTTTATAAAGGAAGTGAAGTAATTGCAGTTTTATATAAATAATATTATGAACGACAATCTATATATTGAGGATGAATTTGAAATTCCTTCCTTGAATACAATGATAGAGACAAGAGAGATCAAAGGCAGAGATGGGTTCCTGCTTGGAGAGAGGAAAGTAGAGGGATTTAACTTTCCTATTCCTTTCATATATGTAAATCATGAGAATAAAGAATATCAAGATATCGTCAATGAGCTAGTTGAATTCTTCAATAGAGAAGAAGAAGTAAGACTAAGATTTGAAAATGAATATTGGTACTGGAATGTAGTATTTACAGGGACTATTCAATTCAAACAAGAAACTGATGGCTTTGTAAGGTTTGAGCTTAATTGTATCATTGCTGATCCTTATAAGTATTCTAATGAACGGTATAGCACAGTCTCTGAAGATGATCATTTAACTATTTATAACAGAGGTACAGCTCCTACTTATCCTGTCTTCAAGGCTACTGCTAAGAGAGATAGCACAATGATTATGATATCAAAGAATGATGAAGAGTACTTCATGTTGGGCGAGGGTGCTGATGTGTTTCAAGAGACTAAAGACTTATCTCCTGTAGTTTACTCAACTGATCATTCGTCTATATCAGGGTGGACTAGAAGAACAAATAGTATTGACGACAACATTACAGGTGGAGCAGTCGGTGGCAGCTTAACATCAGATGGTGAATCATTTATTGTTTCTGACTACGGAGAGAGTACAAATGGTTGGTACGGTGGAGCTTTACAAAGAAGCTTAAGCAGTACTTTAAGTGACTTTGAGATATCAACTGTTATAGAGATACACCCAGATTTGAACCGCAGAAGGAAAGGCTTGATTAAAGGCACTGTACACTTAGCTGATGAAACTGGAAACCTTGTAGCCAGCATAGGTCTGATTGATACTCAGTTATCAGTTAAAGATACAAGAGTTGTAGTGAGGATCTATGATCGAAATGGAAATGCAAAAAACATATACTATGCAAGACAATCACCCAATGCTTTCAGATTCGGGAAAGTACATATCACATTGAAGAAGCAAGGCAATGCGTTTACAGCTAGTGCCTTTAAGTCTACCGAGGAAAATGGTAGCACTAAGATTTCTTCAAGAATGAATAGAAAGTTTATAGATACGACAGGTGATTATGATAGAAGTGTAAGACAGTTAATCACATATGTATCTAAATACACTGGTGAAGATAATGAAGTACCATTATACATATATGAAACGAAAGTAAAAAGAATACTACCTGATGAAGCAGGAGTCATCCCTCTAGCTATCAAAAGAGGAGATATTATCGAGATAGATAATCAACAAGAGATCATGCTGTTAAACGGTGCACCTGCTACAGAGCTTAAGGACTTTGGTGCTACATACTTTGATGTGCCTGCAAGTTTAACAGAAATCTTCATTCATCCTGAAGACACATTCGATGTGACAGCGGAATGGAGAGATAGATACCATTAAAAAAGAGAAAGGTGAACTATATTGAGTCAAATACATATACTGGATAGATACTCTGAAAGAATAAAAGAGGTGCTATCTAACAGACAAAATTCTAAAATTGTTTTAGATGATTTACACATAAGAAACATTGAGAACAACTCAGAAACATTTGATTTTGTTATTGATTATAAAGCATCTGAAAACATTCAAGAGAGAGACAGAGTACTCATTCCTGACGAAGAGTTAGGCAATTATAGAGAGTTTATAGTCGATGACATTAACATAGATACATATGAGGGCGAGGCTGAGATTAAGACAACTTCTTCATACCTTGAAGATTTGCAGAAAGCTAAACCAATCGAACCACAAACGATTGATCAGCATACTGCACAGCAAGCTGTAGAATTTGCGCTATTTAATGTAGCAGGCTGGGAGGTTGGAGACATTGAATATGCTGGCTTCAGAACTATCAGCTGGACAAGTTACAACTCTCCTTATGAAGTGCTTAAAATAATTGCTAACAGATTTGATTTACAATTAGATTTCACTATTGAGACAAATGGTAATAGAGTAACTAGAAGATATGTTCATATGAGAGAGAAAACAGCTCTATTCAGTGGTAAAGAAGTTAGAAGAGGCAAGGACTTAGCTGATCTACAAGTACAGAGAAATGCTACTGAAGTAGTCACAGCTTTACTTTGTTTAGCTCCTGAACCTGAAGAAGAAGGTCAAGAAAGACTTACTACTATTGTAGTTGATGACGAAGCTCAAGCATTGTACGGCAATCCACGAGAGTATATCTGGGGTATTTACGAGCCAGAGTCAGACGACTCAGACATGACTCTCAACAGGCTTAAAACTTTAGGCAGAACAGAACTCAATAAGAGAAATAAGCCTAGAATTGATTATACTATTGAGGCTGTATACTTAGATGAATTTTTAGATCATGAGAGAGTCTTAATCGGTGATAAGATTAGAGTTAAAGATGATTTGAAAGAACCTTATTTTTATGTTGAAGCTGTAGTTAAAGAGATTAGAAGAAGTATCTTCAATCCTGAGGACAAGACTTATACTTTAGGTGAAATCATCGAGTTCACTCAAGAAGATATCACTAAAAGATTTGAAGACTTGAGAGCTCTATTCACTCAAAGAATGACTGAAACTAGAAGCAACTTTGATAACATAGTAACAATCATAGATACACAAGTTGAAAGAAGAATCTTCAAGCAAGATACCCCTCCTGATAATCCTATTAATGACCAACTTTGGTTAGATACCTCAAACCCCGAAAAACCTATTCTAAAAAGATACTTCAATGGCTATTGGAATACAGAGATCAAGGCAGTAACAGAAGCTTCTGATATTGATGCTGTTACAAGAGAAGAAGCTATGTATGAAGCTGTACTGTCCTCCCTTGCGAACATTGAAGTTAACCACCTGACACTTCTTACTGAAGCTAATCAAGTCAAAGAAAATCAATATATCAATGATTCTCACAGAACTACTATCGACAATAATGTTCAAATTGTTATTGAAACATATGACACTCTAATGTCAGAAGTTGAAAGATTCAAAGAAGATAGAAGACTTAATCTAGAGCAATCTAATATTATTCATCAAATGATGCTTGATTACAGTAGTGCTATCAATGAGCTCAGAGAAACAATTGTTAAAACAACTGAATTTGCAATGGATCACTTAGCATACTTACAGTCTCAGTACAGTGATGAGCAGTATGAGGGTGCTATGCAGGAAGTCGCTAGTAAATTTGGACTTACTTTTGAAGATGGTGTATTGAGAGGCGATCCTAGGTTAGCTCAAGATTTAGAAGGTACTAGGTTAGAGCTTGAAGACAAGATAGAAAGTGCTAGAAATACTCTCAATGACATGATTGAAGAGATTACAGGCGATAGTAGAAATATGATCGTAGGTACTTCTCTTATAGATGAATCTCACTTTACAGTAGTAGGTGGCTACACGATTCTAGATGATGAAGAGCTAGAATATGTAAGAATTAATAAAGAGGATGCTAGTAGAGATGAAGCATTCATACTCTTCCATAACAAAATGGACTACCTTGCAGAAGAAACATACACACTAGCATTAGACTTCAGAAGTGATGTAGTCGATGAGTTAGACTATATATTCTTATCTACTGATTCTACAAAGCACATTCTTCATGACACAATGATCCCTCAACCACTCAATCTAGAAGCAACAGGTGAGTGGAATAGGTATTACATGCAATTCACCCCAACTGAAGATATTCTGAGAGCACAGTTAAAGGTAGGTACTGACTACACAGACGATATCGTTGGAGAGTTTGATATTAGGCAGATTCACTTATACAAAGGTACAAGTGAAATGGCATGGCAACCTGCTCCAGAGGATAACAGACAATATATCACTCAGTTATCAAGAGAGATTACAAAATTAGAGAATCAGCTATCAACTAAGATGACTAGAGATGATTATGATCTTCTTGAAGGGCAAATTGAAAGTGTAAGCACTGAAGTTACCCAAACAGCTAAAGCTATCACTCAAAAAGCAGATAAAAGTGTGGTAGACACTTTAAATAACACAGTCACAACTCATGGAACTCAGATTGAGACTCATGCGGAAGGTATAGATAAACTTATTGAAAAGACAGAAGCTACTGATGAATCTCTCACTGTTGTAACTAACAAAACAAATGAGACAGCAGGAGGTTTAGAGCAGACTATCACTAAAGTAACTGAAACTGAGAGTGCTTTAGAAGATGCTGAGAAACAGATTAAGCAAGCTCAAGCTGATATTAAAACTAATGCTGAAGAGATTAGTACTAAGCTATCAACTGCTCAATATAACACTGATCAAGAAGGTATTATATCAAGTATTGACACAGCTACTAGTGAAAGAGTTCAGTTAGCAGAAGAAATTAAAGACAAAGTGACTCTGACAGAGTATGAGAACTACAAGGTTGAAACTGGTACTCTAGGAGATGCTAATAGAGTATTAAATATTACTACTGACAAAAAAGGCAAATGGTTAAGACTAGCTATGAATGCAGGAAACAGAGCATCAGCTAGATTCATCATAGCCGATAGAACTTCCTCCCAACACGGTACTGTTGAATTCAACGCCTCAGTATTCTTCAATAGGGCAAATAATGCAGAGTTTATTGTAAATAGCTTTGCTAAAATGACCTCATTCCCCTTCACAAAAGCAAGATTCCTCACTAAAGATACATATGATGAGCAATATCTAGACTTATATTTCAATCCTACAAGAGACTCAACTAACAGCATCTCGATTTGGATGAAAGACAACATTCAAACTACGGGTTGGGTACTACAAGACCTTCCTGAAGCAGAAATCCCACACGGATACAAAGCAACTGAATATGATATCAACGAAGAAGCTTCCACAAACGGCATTTTAAGAAAGCATGAGGCCTCAATTACGAACAATGGTAAAGAAATCTCACTTAAAGCTTCTCAAGAAGAGCTTGATAGTGTTAACAAAACACTTAGTGAAAAACAAGCAGAGTTATCTCTTGATGCAGAAAATATCAAAGGTGAGGTCAAAGGTGTATCAGATAGACTATCTGAAGTATCTACTACAGTAACTCAAAATAAAGAAGAGTTTGATGTTTCTGTCAGGGAGAACACTAATAAATTTACTCAGATAGATGGGGAAATGACTGAGAAGGTCGGAAAGACTGAAGTAGTAGCTTCTATCAATGCCTCCACTGAAGGTGTCAAGATTAACGGTGATAAGGTAGATATCTCAGCAGGTTCTTCTATCAGAATCGCTATTGATGATGCTAAAAGATATGCAGATAATGTATCTTCCACAGCAGAGTCTAATGCTAAAAAACATGCTGATAACAAAGCGAAAGCCGCTCAGGAAGCCGCTGAAGAATATGCTCTTGCTCAAGCTAAAGCAGAGAGAGTGAAAGCAGAGTCATACGCAGATGGCGAAATCACTAAAGAAGAAGAAGCTAGAATAGCAGATGTAAAGGCTAAATTGAAAGAAGCAAAGGATCACGCTAACGAAACTGCTCAAGCGGCTGAGAAAGCGGCTAAAGATCATGCTAATTCTAGAGCTAACACTGCTGAAAACAACGCCAAGAGACATGCTGAAACAAAGGCCAATGAAGCAGAGAAGGCGGCTAAAGATCATGCTGATGCTAAAGCAAGGGCAGAGCGTATTATTGCAGAGGCTTATGCAGATGGGAAAGTAACTGCTGAAGAGGAAGCTAGAATTAAAGATGCTAATGCTAAACTTCAAGAAGCTAAGACTCATGCTGATACAAAAGCGAGAGAAGCTGAAATTGCCGCTAAGAAAGTAGCTAATGTTGCTCAGGACACTGCTGATGAAGCGACTGAGAAGCTGGATGATATGGCTAAAGGTGGGAGAAACCTACTACTTGATTCTGGTAGAAAAGTATCTACTAGCAGATACAATATCGCTGATTACTATCTGACAGAGAAAATAGCTGAAGGAACTGAAGTCACAGTATCATTTAAAGCTAAGCTTGCTACAACAAAAACTCACTTCAGACTTTACAATTCAGGAGGATCTGTTTCTATGGGTAGAAACTTCTATCCTTCTAAATCAGGAGAGTTTGAAGTATATACATACACATTCAATTGGAGAGTAGGATCTTCTAATAACACTTTCTTAAGGCTCTATCACATGCCTAGTGCTACTACCACAACAAGTGAAGTCGAGTGGATGAAGCTGGAATACGGTAAACAAGCCACGGGATGGAGCCCAGCACCTGAGGATAATGTGGAAAAGAAAAAGATAATCTCTGAGATTAACTTATCTGATGAAGCTGTAAAAATCAAAGCAGAAAAAGTAGATATTGATGGAAGAACAATCAACATCGGTTCTAATCCAACTGTTACAAGTTTGAACTCAGCTGTTGATAATGTTGATACAAAAGCAACTAACGCTAGAAATCAAGCAAATGCCGCAAGGGACGGAAACAATATTGCTAGAGCTCTTAATGCTTCAACTACAACAGTCAACATTGCGGCTAGCAAGATTAACCTGTCAGGTTATGCAACCTTTAATGATCTTTCCACTTCGGGAAGAACTACCATTAGCGGAGATAATATTAGAACTGGGTTGCTTCAAAGCTCTAACGGAAGGACTTCATTTAACCTTAACACTGGAACAATCAGTGTAGATGGGGGTAATGGTCTCATAGTGAAAAACTCAAATAGTTCTAGAAGGATTGAAATGGTTAATGGTGAAATCAGTAGCTATGCAGGTGGCGACCTAACTATGAAGTTTGGCGGTTATAATATGGAATTCTATAACCATGCCGATGACCCTATTGGTCGAATTCAACCTATCTACTCTACTGGTTCAAGCAGGCCAGGCTTAGGAATTATTGCACAAAGTGATGTAATCAATATCGGTTATAGAGCACATGGTCTATACAGAGCTGTGCTTAGGTCTGACTTTGCCGCTAATGAGACGGTTGTGAGCGGCCCATTTAATAGTGCAAATGCAGGCTCAACTCTAAGATTGTATGCTAACAGGCGAATAGTCTCAAGCGACACTGACTATGCTAATGAGTACACAGCATACGACCAGCCTACTATCATTTTGGATCAGAGTAACTCGACTAATCATATTACGCAGTATTTTGGCGGGGTTAATAACAGAAACAGTGCGCAATGGAGAGTGAGATTTAGAACATCTACCTCAACTTGGCAATCTAAAATGATTATCGAATCAAATAGAGTTCGTTTTAGAGATAGCGTTCAAGACTGGAACGGCAACGAGTTTTATGCGAACGGCACAGGTTCCAACTCACTGAACAGAGATACTGCTTTACATGCTGGAGGCTTGAGAACTCTTTCAGGATGGAGCCATTTATACCTTGGCACACTGAGCGGTGGAGAAGTAAGAATCACAAATGGTTATGGTCGAAACCAAGATGGTCTAGGCAATGGTGGAATTACCTACAGAGACCTTAGAGCGGCAAAACTTTACAGTGATAGTGTTTGGTCTCATCAGTATGACAATTACTGGGTGAGAACGCCTAGTGAGCTGAGGATCACCTCAAGAGGTAGCACAAGCAACTACCGAGATATCCGATTCAGAAACTGGAGATCTGTTTCTAGTGAAAAATATAAGACAGATATAAGCGAGTGGAATCTAAATGTTCTTGATATCCTGAAGGACGAAGTAACAATTTATCAGTACAAATACAAAGTGGATGAGGAAGATGCTGATGATGCAAAAGATGATGCAAAAGACTTCTACCAGCGAGGTCTTATTGTTGAAAGAAATACACCTTCAGAATTCGTTTCTGGTGATGGGATTAACCAATACGAGGTTATTTCATGGGCTCTCAAAGGTATTCAAGAGCTGGCTCATGAAAATGCTAGTTTGAAAGAAAAATTAGACAGTCTAGAAGATAGACTGAGAAGCATTGAGGAGAATAAATGATGGAATTATCAATAGAAAAATTATATGCGCTAGTAGAGGGTTTAAATAGCTTAGTAGAGAAGGAGCTGCCAATTTCGGCAGCTTTTTCTATTCAAAAAAATATATCAATAGTGACAGCCGAGCTAGAAACAAGTGACAAATTAAGAGACAAAATTATACAAAAGTTCGCTTCTGAAATCAGAGAGGATGGTTCAGCTGATATTCCTCATGAAAACTTAGAAGAATTTCGCAAAGAATATGATGAACTAATGCAACATAAAGTAGAGATTGAATTGACTTCAATCAAACATTCACAACTTGGAGAAACTATCACACCTCTAGCATTAGGGCAGTTAATGCCTATCTTAGTAGAGGATGTGGAGGAAGATAAACATGTTTAACCTGAAATACAAAATTTATATTCCTTCACTTAATGAAACCTCTGTAATCATTGTGAGCACAGAGCCTTTTATCAGAATTGAGAGAAGCCTTGAAGGAGACTGGGAGGGCAAGAGCGATGAGGACATTATTTCTGAGGTTCTAAAGAGTTTATTAACATAAGAAAGAAGTGAGTCGCATTGTGATTAAGAAATTTATAGATAAGGTAGAAAGCTTATCCACACATGCTTGGATAGCCATTCTCTCTTACATTGATGAAACGCTTGATGATCATAATGATAGATTGGACACCCTAGAAGAAAAATTAGAAAAGTTTGAGAGTGATTTTGAGCCTACAAAAGCAGAGGTAGAGAACAAAGCAGAAACTAGAAAACTTATAAAGAAGACTGGTTTAACAGTTGTAGTTACTACAGTCGTAACATTTATTTTAAGGCACTTTGGAATAGTTTAAGAGAGGAGGCAGTACTATGAGAAAACCTCGAATGAACGAGTTAGCAACAATGATGTTTGCTTGTTCAATATTTTTCACTTTACTTGTCGCTCCTGATCTATTCGCTGAAATGATTGCTGATAATCCAGAGTCTTTATATGTAGGCTATATAGCAATAGTGGGCTCACAACAGAATTTAGCCTTTATTTCTTTAGGAGTCGGAGTGATTATATTCTCATCATTTTTCACGAAGAATTATACTTTGAGGATTATGACGAATATCGCAGGAATTACATATACAACTTTTATTACAGCATCATATGTATTCGACTACCCTAACTTAGTTCTGGGGTTATTAGTCGTTATGATCATCTGGCAGATTCATGAGACATATCAACTAATTGACGAGAGCGAAGATGAGAAAGCTAAGAAGATACTAGTGAATAGCTTGAAGGAGAATTAAGAGGATGGAAGAGAAACACATGAAAACTCAAACAACAAATGATGTTCAAATAGAAAATGAAGTTAAAAAAGATAAGGTGAAAGGCTTAATCAATCAATTCGGAGGTATGCTACTAGCCTTTTCAGCATTTAGTGGGGTTGTAGGCTTCCAGATGGAATGGTTAAACGAAGAAGTAGTTAACTCATTTACAGTGCTTTTATATGCAGTAGCAGGCTTCAGCTACACCGCTTATACAATCTATAAAAACTGGTACTCAGGAAAGAAAGCACAGAAGCAAAATAAGAAGTTGAAGGAAGCAGAACTAAAATAACTTTAATAACAAATAAGAAACAAACCAAGAACACCTTAACGGGTGTTCTTTTTTTATGCCTACTATAGAAATTTTATTTCAAATAAATTATGGAGATGAAGAAATTATGGCAAAAAGAAAAGCAACTAAAGCAGAACTGGAATACGGAATTGGTATTCCTGAAATCGAAGAAGACGGTTACGAAGTAGAAGAGGCAGATGATGAATTATTCACCTGCTTTGCATCCGATGAAGAGAACGATATTGATGATGATGAACTAATTGCAGAGTTCGAGAAACATCTTAAAGACCTCCCAAAAGAAGTAAGGGAGGTGAAATAATATGAGCTACAAGATAGTTAACATGTGGGTGAGTCCTAGCAAGTACAACATTAAGGCGACTTATGCTATGTCTCCTACGACTATTACAATCCACAATACAGCGAATGTAGCACCAGCCAGAAACGAAGTAGCTTACATGAGGAACAATAATAATATGACTTCATATCATGTTGCTATTGATGACAAAGAAGTAGTTCAGGCTATTCCATTCAACCGTAACAGTTGGGCAGCTGGGGATGGCCTTAATGGTACTGGTAACCGTAGGAGTATCCATATTGAGATCTGCTACTCTATGGATAATGGTTACAGTGGCGCTTACTCTAACCGCTATGCACAGGCTGAAGAGAATACTGCACTCTACACTGCCTATGTCCTGCATCAGTATGGCTGGGGAGTTAATCGCCTTCGTCAGCACTATGACTGGTCAAGGAAAGATTGTCCTCATAAGATGAGAGCGCACGGTCGCTGGAATGCCTTCAAGAATAGGGTTCAGGCACACCTGAATGCTATCAAGAAAGGTAACACTTCAGCTACTAAGAAAACTACTACTAAGAAGAAAACAACTCAGAAAGCAAAAGGGTCTACATACACTGTTAAGAGTGGAGACAGCCTGTGGGCAATCTCTAAGGCTAGCGGAGTTAGCGTAGCCAACCTCAAGTCTTGGAACAACCTGAGCAGTAACACTATTCATGTTGGTCAAAATCTGTCTCTCAAAAAACCTGCTAAGAAATCCACTAAGAAGAAATCTTCTAAAGGTAAGGGCACAGGTGGCGTTAAGAATATCAGATATCATGGCGATTGGAGATACAACAGCAATACAGGCGCTTATTGGGTTCCTGTCACTGTTGATTTCATTGTTGGTGATCAGCCGATTTACGCTTATGAACATGTACCCAAGAGAATCCACAGAGCGCCTAGTATGGCGAAAGCTGGTGCTAGAATTAAAGTTGTAGAGCTTTGCCGTTGTGATGGCCATGTCTGGGCAGTATACAGGACTGGCTCAGGTCGCTTGAGATACCTCCCTATCAAGAAGTGGAACGGTAAAGGTGGACGAGTTACTAATAAAGGACTTTTTGGATACTTTAGTAAAGCAGATTGAAGAACCTTGACAAAAGGAAAAGCATGTGGTAAACTAAGGAGTACATACGAAGCTGTACTCCTGGTTTTCCCAACGGAAATTTTGAGCATATAACTTGACATAATTTGTGTGAGATCTATAATGTACTTAAGTAGAGGTTCAAACCTCTACTTAAGTACATTATAGATCTCAGTCAATTTTTGTTTTTCAAATTCTTATTAAGTTGACAGTTATTTAAATAAAGTGCTATAGTAATATTAGTAATAAGGAGGCCTAGCTCCTGATAATAACCTGAAATTAATGTGAGACTTGAGGGCTCACTAGTTGGTAGGCAACAGAAAAACCTAAAATTAATGCGAGACTTAAGGGCTCGTTAGTTGGCAGGCAACAGAAAAACTAGGATCTTATATAGAAGAGGGGGAAACCCCTCTTTTTTTATTATATAGGAGTGGTTGTAGTAATGAAGTTAAAAAAGAAAGATCTTGAAACAATAAAAGAGGCTCATTCATACTATGACCAATTAATAGGAGAACCTTTGATTTATGTTTATGTTGGTGATAAAAATAAATATAAATATTTAAAAGTAGATTTTCGCAGTAGTAATTTCATGCATTTATGTGGGGTGAACTATTATCATAAAGGTAGGATTAGCCCTAAGGAGTTCTATAATGCATTATCCCACAACAACTTAGATTTAGATAAAGTGGACATCAAAAAAGATGGAACTACTCAATTAAAATTACAAGTTATAAAGGATATTAAGTTCTTAAATACATGTCAAATGAGGGTAGTTGATAATCAATTAACTTTATTTCATGCAGAATTTGAAAAATCTTTAAAGCGAAAAAACTTTTTACTGTTGGGTCTTAGATATACTAAAGAATTTTATGTTCCGTCCTCAATATTCAATGCAAGGACTGTTAAGCTCAAAACTAATTTGTGTGAGGTTTTAGCCGTATTTAGAGGTGAAATATCAAAAGACAAAAAGTTAGATGCTAAACCAAGCTTTGATTTAGAAAAGGCGTTAAAATTAAATGTAATATGATACTATATTTACAATAAGTATTAGGTGATTTTATTACTTCCGAATTTTTTTGTGCCTGATTTAGGATTCAAAAGCAAGGCATAAAAGGAACATTTTATTCAGGTGATTTCTAAGCTTTTTAGTTTAGTGATTATATAGATAATGATGACTTGGGTGGACACTGTGGAGGTGTTCATCCGTTTTTTTATGGGTAATTTTAACAGTTAAAAATGTTATAATAGAGATATTATAAAGAATAAGGTGATAAGATGTTTTACTCTTATGAAAATAAGCACTATAAATATCTTAAAAAAAACTTTCCAGATTATAATTACTTTATAACATTCAGGTATATGATTCCATTTCGATTACCGTTCACAGGAGCAACTCATATAGAGTTAGACGGTGTATTGTTCACTTTTTTACATAGGGTTTATAAACACTATGCTAAAGGAGAATTTCCTCTAGATGATAATCTGATGAGACATACTGTTGTTGAGGCGACACTACCACTTACTAAAAAGAAAAGTGACAATATGATTAGAGAAATGAGGAAAAAATCTACTACCTCTGATGATATAACTTCTGAAAAATTTGATCATCAATTAAATGTTTTAAATGATTATTGTCAAGTGCTCCTAGTTATGCATAACCTTTATAATATTGAATACCTCTCTTTAAACAAGATAGTAGGGATTCCAGAATATATGATTTATAAAGAAGAAGAAAAGCCGAAATTGTTGGGCCCTTTTTTCATTAAGAACAACGAATATCTAACTAAAATTCATCAGAAGAAGTTTACTGCTGCAGAATTAGAAAACTCAATACAGAACTATAATACATTTAAAAATCATCCACTGCATATGCACATTATTTACGGCAGAAGAGGTGAAAAAGCTAATCGTGAAGAAGACTTTAATCAAGCTATAATATACTTCCAAACCTCTATGGAGATTTATGTTCAACACTTTATTGTTGAATGCTATAGATTGATGAAATGGAAACCAGAGCATAAGATAGAGAATCTTGAAAAAAAGAAGGAGTTTAGTAAGCATGTGGATCATCATTTTATAAGGTTATTTGATGACCTAAATTTAAAGAATGCAGATCTGTTAGTCGATATGGTCAAAAGATATAAAGAAACTTCTTTTCAATATAGAAATAATATAGTTCATGAAGGAATGCATTATAGTAGATATGAAGCTAGCCACACTAAACAATTGTCTGCGGATATATTCAACTTATTGTTACATGATATCAGAAAAGCTCCAAGCAATGCCTTTACAGAGTATTTTACCCATCTCTATAATAGTGCTGAAGTAGATATTGCTGACCTTAAAAAAAGGCACGATGTAATAATTTAATGCTAATTACTTAGAATCAAAAGGAGGGGTTATTGTGGCTAAGAAAAATGACTCTAAGAACAAAAAGAAGAAAGAAATGAAATTCATTAGTACACCTGAATATGAGAAGCAAAAGAAGGAAGCAAAGCTACCTGATGAAGTCGTTAGCAATATTGCTAAAGTGATTTCGAAACACTATTAAAATTTGATAAGACGAATGAGATTTTCTTGTTCGTCTTTTTTATGTATATTCTCCCTGATGATTGCATGACTTTTACCTCCTTGAAGACAACACCAACTTCTTTACAATCTTGAATATAAGAGCTATACTGATGTTAAATATTATGTGATTAATTAGTTAAGATTAGCTAAAACCCTTGAGAAGCCTCTGATGTGAGAGGCAAGGAAAAATTCATCAACTATCCTTATTCCCCGGTGAAGATCCTCATCATACCGACGAACGAGGAAGTGATGATCGCAAGGGATGTCATGCGCATCTCCGGGATGTAA